CAAAAATTTTTAGTCGGCTCGCCCAGGACCGCGCGCCCCCCTCAGCGTGCACAAAGTTCCCTTTTTGGCGTAAAAGGGGGTTAACAGTTTTTAGGGAAATTCCAAGCGAAAGGTGGTGTTGAACATGGGCCGGCGTGCGAAGCCGGTTGACTTGATTTTAATTCAGGGGACAAAGCATTTGACGAAAAAGGAAATCGACGCCCGAAAGGAGGCCGAGGCAAAGCTCCGGCCGAATGATGACAAGGTGAGACCCCCAAGCTGGCTCGACGATGTGGCCAAAAAGGAGTTCAAGCGGATCGTGAAGGAGCTGAAAGAGATTGGGTTGGTCACGAACGTCGATGTGAATGCTCTTGCCTTGTATTGTGACGCCTATGCTAACTACGTTAAGTGTTCGCAGATCATCGAGGAAGAGGGGCTCATGGTCGAATACACTAATAAAGCGGCGGAGACGAATAAGGTTCCTCACCCTCTCCTCACCAAGAAAAAACAGCTGCATGAGCAAATGAAATCGCTGGCCGTTGAATTTGGATTGACGCCAAGCTCCCGGGCGAAACTTGCGTTGCCAAAAGAGGAGCCAAAGCAGCCGACGCCGTTTGAACAGGAGTTTGGTGATGTATGAGCCTAAAGCAATGGCTCATTGACTACTCCTATGATGTCATCGACGGCCGGGTGATCGCCTGCCAGAAACATAAATGGGCTTGCCTGCGTTTTTTGCGGGACATTGAACGTGAGGGAACCGATGCCTTCCCCTATATCTTTGACGAAACGAAAGCGATGCGTTTCCTCAAGTGGATGACGCTCTTTAAGCATACAAAGGGCGTACTCAAGGGACAGCATATTCGACCACATGAAATTCAGGTGTTTGTGTTCGGCAACATTTATGGTTGGGTGCATAAAGACACCGACTATCGCCGATTTAAAAAGGCATATTGGCAGGTCGGCAGGAAAAACGCCAAGTCGCAAAGCCTGGCTTGTGTAGCATCCTATGAGGCGATGGCGTTCGGAGAAAGCATGTCAGAGGTGTACATCGGTGCAACGAAAACGGAACAGGCGAGAATTGTCTGGAAGGAAGCCGAAGCCATGCTGGCCGGCTGCCCGGAACTAAAAGGGAAATATGAAGTGAAGTACGGGGCCATCCATCACCCGAAAAGCCGATCCATTATCCGTCCTCTTTCCAAAGAGGATCGGAAGACCGGTGACGGTTTAAATCCGCAATGTGGCATTATTGACGAGTATCATGCCCATGAAACAGATGAGATTTACAACATTCTTGATTCCGGCATGATCGCCAGGGCGCAACCGTTGCTGATGATTATTACGACGGCCGGCGCCAACTTAAACAATCCGTGTTATCGAAGCGAGTATCAATACGTTTCAAAGCTGTTAGACCCAAACAGCCCAGTAGAGAACGATCAATACTTTGCAATGGTCAACGAACTGGATAAAGACGAGGACGGAAACCTGATTGATGACATTAAGGACGAAAAAGCATGGCTGAAAGCGAACCCGATTGCGGCTTCCTATCCGGAAGGGGTGGAAAATATTCGCGCCAAGCTCAAGGAAGCGCTTGAAAAACCGGACAAAATGGATGATTTTTTAACGAAAAACATGAATGTCTGGATCAATAAGCGGGAGCAAGCCTACATCTCGGCCGAACGCTGGGCGGCCTGCAGCGTGGAAAACCTGCCGGATATCAGCGGATTGGACGCGTATGTAGGCGTGGACTTGTCGGCCACGACCGACTTAACGAGCGTTTCCATCGAAATCCCTTTGAATGACGGCAAATTTGTCGTCTTGTCCCACTCGTTCATACCGGAAGAAAAGCTCGATGAGCGGGTTAAAACGGATAAAATGCCGTTTGATCAGTGGGTTCGACAAGGATGGATTACGGCTACGCCGGGAGCGGTCGTCGATTATACGTTTGTGCGCGAATATATCAAGTCAATTGAGCCGACATACGGGGTTTTGGTGAAGGAAATTTGCTACGATAAGTACAATGCGCGGCATTTAATGCAAGAACTTGAGGCGGACGGCTTCACAACAGTAGAAATTCCGCAGGGGATTCGCTATTTGACAGAGCCAACGAAAAATTTCCGGACAAAAGTGTTTGAAAAGAAGATCATTCACAATCAAAACCCCGTTTTAACATGGGCAGTCGGTAACGCGGTGACACGAAAAGACGCCCAGGAGAACATTATGCTCGATAAATCGAAGAGCACGGACCGGATCGACCCACTAGCAGCATTGATTAACGCTCATGCCCGGGCGATGTTTGCGAATGCAGAGTCGGTTGATGTATCGGAATTTGCGACCGATGACTTTTTAGACAGACTGTGGGGTTGATAAAGTGAAAAAATTACAGAAAATCTTTCGTGATTACGCGGAAGATTTTTTTATTTTCATCGGACTGATACTCATTAACATTGCGACGTTCCGGTTAAGCGTGACGGCAGGGCTGTATATGCTTGGTTTTTCTTGTTTAGCCGTTGGCATTTTTACAGCGCTGCATCCACCGAAGCGTTATCCGCCGTGAGGGAGGTGAGAACTGAATGTTTTTCCGGCGTGCTTTGGAGCGAAGAAGTACTGAATACATGGAATACAGCCTAAATGATCCAGCGCTTTTAGATTTTCTCGGCATTTCTCCTAGTGAGGTCAATGTTTACGGGAAAAACGCGCTGAAAGAGGCAACCGTTTACGCTTGTATCAAGATTTTAGCGGAATCGCTGTCCAAGCTCCCATTGAAGACGTATCGTGAAGACGAAAACGGCGTCAATAAGGCAGTGAAGCACTATTTATATAAGTTGCTAAAGCTTCGTCCCAACCCGTATATGTCGGCGTCTGACTTCGCCAAGTGCAATGAGACGCAACGGAACGTATATGGAAATGCGTACGTCAACATCGAGACAGATGAAAAGGGTCGGATTGTGGGACTTTGGCCGATCGACGCAGGTAAAGTGCGTATCTGGATCGACGATATCGGCCTTTTCAGCAGCAAAAACCACATCTGGTATGAAGTCGATGTCGGAATCGAGCGGCGGAAGCTCATGCCAAACGAAATTTTGCACTTTAAAAGTGGTGTGACACTCGATGGCATTGTCGGGGTTCCTCCTCTTGATTATTTGCGGGCGACGGTGGAAAATGCGGCGGCGGCCGGCCGGTTTATCAATAATTTTTATAAGCAAGGGTTGCAAGTAAAGGGAATTGTCCAGTATGTCGGCGATTTGAACCCGGAGGCACAAAAGAAATTCCGGGAAAAGTTTGAGGAAATGTCATCGGGACTGAAAAACAGTCACCGCATCGCGCTCATGCCGATCGGGTACGAGTTTAAGCCGATCAGTTTGACGATGTCCGATGCGCAGTTTCTTGAAAATACGGAGCTAACAATCAGGCAAATTGCAACGGCTTTTGGTATCAAAATGCACCAACTCAACGATTTAAGCCGGGCGACCCACACAAACGTGGCGGAACAGCAGCGGCAGTTTTATGTCGATACGTTGCTGCCGATTTTAACGATGTACGAGCAGGAAATGACGTACAAGTTATTCCTGGACAGTGAATTAGACGCTGGCTATTATGTGAAATTTAACGTCGATAGCATGCTTCGGAGCGACATTAAAACGCGCTATGAAGCGTATGGCATCGGAATTGAGAAAGGTTTTATTACGCCGAATGAGGCAAGGGCATTAGAAGAGAAGCCGCCTCTTCCTGGCGGCGATCAACTTGTGTTTAACGGCAACGTCATCCCATTGACGATGGCCGGTCAGCAATACATGAAAGGAGGTGGTGACAGTGGGCAATCAAGCACCGAAGGAAACAAAGGAAATCCGGGCGCTGCCAGTGAAAATTGAGGTTCGTCAGTCGGGCGAAGAAGAAGAAAAACGCACCATCTCCGGGTCGATCAAGTACAACACGGAAAGCGCGGAGATGCGGGACTGGTGGGGCGACACATTCGTCGAGGAAATCGCGGCCGGCGCGTTTGATGAGAGCTTGAAAACGCGCGGGGTTGTCGGGTTATGGTCACATGACACGGCGAAAGTGCTCGGGAGTACGAAAAGTGGAACGTTGCGCCTCGAGAGTACGGAAAAGGAGCTGCGGTTTGAGCTGGATTTGCCGAACACCACGGTCGGCAACGATGCCTGGGAGATGATCAAACGGGGAGATGTCGATGGCGTATCGTTTGGCATGCGGGTCACAAAAGACAAATGGTCGCAAGTCGATCGCGACGGCAAAAAAATCTACAAACGTTCCATTTTGGATGCGGAACTGTATGAAATTTCCCCGGTGGCTTTTCCTGCTTATCCGGCCAATGAAGTGTCCGTTCGGTCTCTTGATGAGTACCGAGAGCAGCAAAAACGCGCTTCTAATGAATACAAAAAACGAAAACTAGCCATCGAGTTAGAGCTGATGTAATCGGCTCTTTTTTTATTTAACTATGGGAGGTTGAAAGAGTATGGGGAAAGAACTGCGTGAGATGTTGCAAAAACTGGAGCAGATGAAAGCGGAAGTCCGCACTCTCTTAGCAGAGGATAAAGTCGATGAAGCCGAAAAACGTATGGAAGAAGTACGAGCGCTGCAAAAGAAAATTGAAGTACAGCGGCAATTGGAGGAAGAAGAACGCGGCGGGCTAGGCCTGGGCGGTGCGTATTCAGCCAGCAACGAAACACGCGCTGTCACGAAGGAAGATGCCGAATTGGAACAGGAGTATCGACAAATCTTCATGAAGGCGATTCGCCGGCGCCCGGTTTCTTCGGATGAACGAAGCATCATCGCGGAATATGAAAAACGCGCCGTCATGAATGAGGGCGGAACCAATCCAGCAATTCCGGACGGGGACTCGTCTTTGATTGTTCCGAAAGACATCCAGACGCGCATTTATGAAGTGATGAGAGCGCAAAACGACTTGTCTCAATATGTTCGCGTCGAGGAAGTAACCACCTTATCGGGATCTCGCGTGCTGGAGAAAGATGAAACGATGACGCCGTTTGCGTTGATTGATGAATACGGTGTGCTCCCGGAAACGGATAATCCTAAATTCGTGGCTGTCTCATACTCTGTGAAAAAACGCGGCGGCATCCTGCCGATTACGAATGAGCTTTTAACTGATAGCGATCAGAACATTATTAATTACATCACGCGTTGGATTGGTAAGAAGGCCGTCGTTACGCGTAACAAGTTGATTACGGATCTGCTTTTGACTATGACTCCGAAAGATTTAGCGGATCTTAAAGCGGTTAAAAAGGTATTCAACGTTGATTTAGATCCGGCCATCAGTTTGAGTTCTATTGTATTGACCAACCAAGACGGATATAACTGGTTAGATAGTCAACAAGATGCGAACGGTCGCTTCTTGTTGCAAGATGATATCACACAGCCGGGGCGGAAGCTGTTGTTTAGCTGTCCAGTTGTCGTATGTTCCAATCGCTACTTGCCGTCGATCACCGGAACGACGAACAAGGCTCCCATTTTCATTGGGAATCTTGAAGAGCTTATCGTATTGTTCACGCGTCGATTCTTTGAATTGGCGGCAACGAAAGAAGGCGGCGATGCATTTAAACGCGATACGACGGATTTACGCACGATTATGCGTGACGACATTAAATTTTGGGATACGGGCGCGGCTGTATACGGCCAGTTGGCGCTGAGCTAATGACGGGGGGCAACCCCGTCCCCTTTTATTGGGGGTGATCGTTTTGATTATTACGCTCGACGAAGCGAAGCAATGGTTGCGCGTTGAGCATAGTGACGAGGACGGCTTAATTAGTACGCTGATTAATGCGGCAGAAAAATACTTGTTCAATGCAACAGGGAATACGTTTGACAATACCAATGAGTTGGCTAAGCTGTTTTGCTATGTGCTAGTGACCGACTGGTACGAAAACCGCGAGATGATCGGCAAAACGAGCGAAAAAGTGCGGCATACGGTCGAGAGCATCGTGGCGCAGTTGACTCATTGCTACGATAGCACAACGACAACGTAGAAAGGGGGAAGGATTCATGAGCGAGAAAACTGAAAAGCGCGTTGAGAAGGAACTCAAAAGCCTTATCTTAGTGTCTCCAGCGGGGCATAAATACGAAGTGACGGTGTCGGATGCGGGGAATTTGATGGTGAAATATAAAGGTGAGGGGACATGAACCCCGGACAACTGAAGGATCGCCTAACATTTTATGAGGTTATTTTTGATAATGGCGAAGAGCAACTTGTCGAGCGATGTAAGCTCTGGGGTCAAGTGAAATTCAAAAAGAATAAATTCACTGACCAACAGCCTGAAAAATCGTATCAGATCATTATCCGAGCGAATAAGGCGATAAAGCCGTTAATGAAAGCTCTTTATCAGGGAAAATGGTACGACATTATGGCCGTAAATGAAGGTGAACCAGGCTATTTTATATTAGATTGCACGCTCGGCTACGTTCATAGCCTCAATGATCGCTGTACGGTGTCGCGGTTTCAAGAAGTGGAACTGACGAGCGGAGAAACGGTC